ATCCACCAATTGAAGCCGTCTTTGTTAAATATTCTTTGCATTACTTCACCGTTTTTTCTGTTGTGAGAGAATCTTTAACGATCTCCATAACCATAGTATGATTCATTTTACTAACTTTATGACGAATAGCTGTTATTAAATAGTAGCCGGAATAGTTCGTGTCTTCCTGTGTTTCATTTGCATCTGAGCTGTCACTAGGGCTTACAGCAGGGTACGAGAAGTAAAGAATCCTTCCTACTTCAACATCTGTCCTACCAGGCACAGAGATGTTCATTCTTAAATTAGTAAGATCAAGCAGACTTGACTTTCTATTACCGTAGATATCTTTCATCTTCTCACTGACGTTATCAGGAAAGTCATTAAACAGTTTAGGGTTAACGGGGTAGAAGCTAATATTAGTTGCTGGGTTTCTTAACGAATCACCTGTAAATATCGGCATTGCTTTTTTACCCTCACCTGAGGTGTGATACTGCTTACCGTATTCATTAATATAATCGTAATCAGTAACAACGTATTCTTTATTGTAAACGTCTAACGTAAGCAATCTATTTGCAAGATACCCGTTAGTATAATTTTTTATATGATCTGTTGTATCTACCATCTCAACATCTTTTGCAAGAAAATACTCTCTATCAATATCCGGGCGATTATCACTCTGTCTAATACCTGCTGCTGAGATTGAGTACTTACCAATACTGGTATTGTCTTCGTATGCTTCTCTAAACAGTGTTTCAATACTTGTAAAGCAGAAGCTCTTATTGCTTTCAAAGAATAAGAAATTTTTAGCTTTACCATCTTTAGGGATGGATTTAGATGCTAACCAATTAATACATTTAAACGGCGTCCAGCCTGGTGATACAAATTTAACTTTATTAGCAGTTTCAGACTTTACGTATAAAGGTGTTACATTTTCGATTTCTTTAATCTCATCTGCAGCTTCACTGATCTGAAAGTCTCTATTTTCAGCAATATAACTATCAAACAAATCACCAACAATATCTGTTATTTCACCTTCAAACGGTGTAAACAAAGGTAAAAGGACATCATAAAATAATTCAATAGATGCAAAGTGTAGTACATACGTCTGTGTATTTTTATCTCGAACAACCTGTCTATCTGATGTCTTATAAATTCTAAACGTCTTTTGGACAGATGTTGGGAAAGATGGTGTTATAAATTTTAACACTAAGTACTCTTCACCGATGATTGGTACCATATCAAATAAGTTACGACTATCAGACAGGACAATAGAACCTGTTAGATAATTTGAAAATATATCTTCATACAGATTTAACTCAATTAAAAACTCAGTGAGATCGTAAATTACATTCGTAGAGCTTATTAGTTTAAGCTGCTCAATCTTTACATCACCGGCTTTTTGTACACCTTGGTTATCAGCCATTACATTCCTAATTTATTATTAAATTCCTTAACCACTGCTTCTACGTATTGTGGTTTAAGTATTTTAATTCTACGCTTTGTCTCATTTACTGTATTTTCATACATGTCATTTGTAATAGGTATACCTGTTACAATAGTTATTGAACTGATATTACTAACAACAGTATTATCTAAAACCCTAACCGTATCTGCCGCTGTAAATCCCCCGGTAGATACTTGAACTGTAATAATAGAGTTACTTGACTTATCTACAACTATACCCGACCCTTGCCCGTTTTGGTTTAACAGAACATTACCTACATGTACATTTACAAATTCATTTACTGATCGAATAATTACTCTAGCATTAACAACATTGTTTTTTGTATCCTCATAATGATGTATGTCATTAACATCAGCATACTTAGATTGAATATACTGGTTAAGCATTCTTGTAGATAGAGGCCAATCAAATCTCGGATCGATAATGTCATTCATATGAAGTACTAACCAGTGATAGCCTGCGTTATTGTAGAACTTATGTGCTACAATTTCTGGTGTCTCACCGTCAATAATATCATACTCATCGAATAGACTTAAATTATTTTTTATATTGTCTTTAATAATTACTCTTTGTAGAATATTTGTAACTACTTGTACAGATTTTCTATCGTCGAGCGAATAAAGTGTTTGAGGGAACTTTTGAAAGTACATTTTAATATCCCTTATCAATCATCTTCTTAGTAAGAATCTCTGTCTCACGGAAGGTAAGTGACATATTAACCTCGGTTGGATTACCATCTTCAAAAGCTGAAAATTGATCACCACCGTATGTTACATCCATACTCTCTAATACGCATGGAGCCATCTTGTGAAGATATTCATTGCGTGAAGATTCAAAGTAATATGTAATCTGAAATTCTGAAGGGTAAATAAAGAATAGTTTATCCTTAGACATCTCCGGGTGCATGTGGAATTTAAAGAGCTTTATAATGTCTTTAACCTTTTCAGACTCCTGTCTGCTTTTTGGTAAGAACTTATATTTAAATGCAAACGTTCTAAAGTCTACCGATTCAAAGATAACTTCTTTAAACGGGTTTAACGATGTTTTTGATGATGCACTTAAAGCTGACTGAACGTCTACTGCACCAAATGCTCCGGGTAGCTTTGCAAAGCCTGCAATAGCTGCGGCTCCTTTTTCACCTGCAGGGTTTAATACTCCTAGCGATTCCATTACCCCACCTGATACAATACCGGCAAGCGTACCAAGTTCTTTATTGGCATAATTCATACCATACTTAACGGTAGGAGGACCATCTACATACAAGGCAATAACATCAGAAATCCTAAATGTTGTATCTGGCTTGAGCATTTTATTAGCGCTAATAGCCGCTCGCCCGGCTGCATAGCCTGCAACAGCACCACCTGCAGCTGCAATCCCTGTAGACGCAATAGACTTACCCGCCCCGGTTTTAGCAAACTTCTTTACAAACTTGGAAGCAAGACTACCACCAATAACACCTAACGCTGCCCCAGCACCAACTCCAGCAACTTCTGATATCTGCTCTTCTGACATATTAGCTGAATCAGGGTCTCGCTTCACTTCATATAATACCTTGTCTTGTAAGAACTCTGACTTACCTCTCATATTAATCGCAAATTCAATATAGTGAAGAACATCAGGAGAGCCGAGATCGGAGGGATACTGATGTACGTTTATGCTGAACGAGTTCTTAGGATCAGAATCTGAAGCTTTGCGCATGTAATCGTCAAGATTGCGGTTGGTTACATCGTCGAGTATATCTGCCATGGGTATCCCATAAATAGTTTATTATCGTTATATTTATCTGTTATGTATAAAGCTACTTACAAAGGTCGTTACCGCATCTTAAACCCTAAAAAGTATAAAGGTAACATTAATGACGTCATCTACCGCTCTTCATGGGAACTAAAGTTCATGAGATGGTGTGATACCAATTCATCTGTAATTGAATGGGGATCCGAGACAACCGTTATACCCTACCGCTCACCAGTCGATAACAAACTACATCGTTATTTTGTAGATTTTTATATTAAGGTGGTTACAAAGCAAGGTACAACTACCAGATATTTAGTGGAGATAAAACCAGAGAAGTTTACAAAACCACCTGAAATCCCTAAAAGACAGACAAAGAGATTTATTGAAGAGGTCTTTCAATATGGGGTTAACCAGGCTAAATGGAAGTCAGCAGATGAGTACTGTATTGATAAAGGTATGAAGTTTTTAGTTCTCACCGAAAAAGATTTGGGTGTGAATTAACCTATAAATATAGTTATGGCTACAACCAATCCTTTCCTAAGTATCCGGCAAAAAGCTGGTGATACAGAAAAATCTCTTAACTGGTATCAAACCCAGGTAAAAGGGTTGGCCGATGTAAGACCAGAAAAATTAATGAAGAATGTACCTGATACGGTAACTAGAATATTACCAGGTAATATGTACATGTTTTTTTATGATGCAAAGCTAAAAGATACATTACCTTTTTGGGATCAATTTCCCTTGGTATTACCCTTTAGAAAAGTAGATGGTGGGTTTATAGGATTAAATCTACATTACTTACCGTATACGACGAGGTTTAAATTACTCGGTGCTTTACACGGCTTTGCAACAGATGAAAAACTAAATGAAGATACGAGAATTAGAGTTACGTGGAATATTATTGAGAGTGCATCTAAGCTTGCACCAGCAAAAGCCTGCGTTAAACATTATCTATATGAACATGTACAATCAAGATTTTTACACATAAAGTATCCAGATTGGGTTATTGCATCTCAACTACCTGTTGAACGGTTTGTTGGTGCAAGTAAGTCCTCGGTCTGGAGAGAATCAAGGACAAAATACTAATGGCTAATTATAGTCTAGACAGATTCAGATCAGAAGTTCTCGGAGGCGCTGGCCTTGCAAGAACTAATCGTTTTGAAGTTAACATTAAAGTACCATTAGGTATGGACTGGGGTGATGGGGATTTGGTTAGCCTGTATTGTGAGCAGACTAACTTTCCTATGTTAAACATTAATACTAAATCATTTAAGATATTTGGTCCGTCTTATCAAAGACCGATGTCATCGGAGTACGGTGGTGAGGGTCTATCAATGACGTTTCACGTTGACCGTGATATGAGAGTTAAGAAGTTCTTTGAAGACTGGATGCATATGATTGTCAACAAAGACACATTTGCCGTTAGCTATCAAGAACAATATGCATCGACAATTACTATCAAGCAATTAGATGAGCAGGAAAATGTTACGCATGAAATTGAGATACTAGAAGCATTTCCCCGTAATATGAATATGATGGAGCTCAATAACTCATCTTCAAATCAGACGCATAGATTGAATATGTTATTTGCATACAGATTATGGCGTGATCCAAGAAAGGTTAATGCTGTACCTATTCAGCGTACATTATTTAACCCTGAAGTACCTCGCGATTTCGAAGAAGATAGTATTTTGAGAAATGTAAGTTATACCGGTGAATATAACCCCGGTACAACAAATGAT